CCACCGCCCTCTCCACCGAGGCGCTTGGAGTGCCAATGGAAGCCGTGGGCGTGGCGGTGTTCGGTTCGGCCCCACATCTGCGGCTCATCCGCCGCCATCACCTTGGGCATGTCCTCGATCTTGGTCTCGTGCCCGTGGGCCGACGAGAGCATGACCTTGCCCCATTCATAGTGCCAGAAAGGCCCCGGATCGAGGTCGATGGTCACACGCGGCTCATTCCGAAACCAGGCCCAAAGGAAGTGCGGGATGGCAATCGAGGAGTCGTCGTCGTGGTTGCCGGGCAGGATGCGGACCACGACCTCCTCATACTTCTGGAGCGCCAGTTCAACCTGGTAGACCAGCAGCAGTTCGGCCTCTTTCAGGACCTTGGGGTAGCGCCCGTCAACGTCGAGGACATGCCCCGACCGGCGGGTCTTTTTCGTCTCGTCGTCCGCGTGCAGGAGGTCGCCGCCGCCCAGGATGACCCCGATCTGCGCCGCCGGGGCGCGCTGCATGAGATCGAGCATGACGCCCTTGAGGCAGGAGATCGCGGTCTTGAGGTCCCAGGAGATGCCGCAATGCTGGCCCCAGACGTAGAGGCCCAGGTGGAGATCGGGCAGCGGGTGGAAGTTCAGGAGATCGTCGCGCCGGTCGTTGACCCGGAGGCCCGCCGTGCGGTCGATGTCCTCGACGGCCTGGGCGGACACGGCGGCGGCCTCCTCGGCGGCCATCTTAATCGACTCGACCACGGCGGCCTTGTCGATCTCGTCCTCGGTGATCTTGAGCCAGCGGCGCTCAAGGTTCCCGCTGCCGTCCACCTGGTAGGTGCCGCGGTGGAGCCGGAAGCCCTCGGGCATCTCGAACTCCTCGTCGGAACTGGCTTTCCCGGTTCGGATCGTCTGGCCGACCACGTTGCCGTGCTTGTCGAGCCGGTGAGACTGACCCTTAACCTCTTGGCCCGGCATGACCTGGATCGGAAGCCGGTCGCCCAGGTCGCGGACAAAGAACTTGAGAAGCCGATTCGAGAAGGTGTGGCGGGGGATGTCAAGCGCGCGGGCGACCTTCTCGATCCCGTCGGGACAGCCCATATCCACCCAGGTCTGGTAGGCTTGGATGCACTGGCGGTCGTATTCGGTCAGTGGACGAGGCTCATCGGTCATGTTGCGCTCCCGGCTAGACGCCACACAAGACCTTGATACAGGCCGGGAGAGGATTCTTCAACTGAAAGATGATTTTAGCGCCGAGTTCCTGGGCCGACTTCCTTTCCGGCCTGGAGTGCCTTGATCGTCTCTCGTGCGCTGCGCTTCTGCGCCCGGCAAATTCGGCTCCCGTGGTGGACGGAGAACACATGCTCCCTGCCCAACATGAACCGGAAGTGGCGACTTCCGGGCTGCACCTCTACCGACAGCCCGGCTTTGCGGAACATCTTCAAAATCTCCCTCGCGGGTTTTGGAAGGTTCATCCTAAAAGGTCCTCGATGTCTGGGTCAATCTCCGACTCCTCGATCAACGGCTCGCGGTGGTGGCCGTGTTCCCCGCCGCTCGGCCAAGGCGCGTCTGGGCGGTCGTAGAAGCCGTCGATGGCGCGCTGGAGCGCAGCGACCGGCGAGGCCATGACGCCGACGCCCCAGGTCTTGCCACGGTGCCGGTTCTTGACGACGGCCTGGAAGGCGACGGGCCGATCCAGGTTCGGCCCATCGTAGCGGGACACGCGGATCACGATCTCGTCCGCGCCGTCCTGGAACGGCCACGACTCGCTGTCGTTCAGATCGGTGGTGGCGCGACTCATGGGTAGCCCCTCCAGCATCTACTCGGGATGCTGCGGGCGGGCCGGTTCAGCATCACAGAATAGGAATCCAAGCGCGCCGGGTCGTGGAACCCGCGTGGGGTCCAGCCCCGCTCCTGGCAGATCACACGAACGGTGTTGTAGTGGAGCCCCGTCGCCTGGGCGAGTTCGCCGACCGTGCAGTCCCAATCGACCGAGGAGCCTTCGCGCCAAATGCGGAAGGCATTGGCCTCTCGGGTGATACGTTGCCGCAACTGCCGCGCCATCAAGACACCGCCTTCCGTTCGAGGCTGCGGCGCTCGTCGGCACGGAGGCAGAGCGCATGGTAGGCGACCTTCGAGACCAACGCCCAGACCGTCTGTCGGCGCTCGTGGCCTTTGACGATGAAGTCCTCGCGGAAGTCCGGGAGTCCCGTCACCTCGGACGCGCCCTCGGCTGCGACAACCTCGTAGTCCGATACGTCGGCCAGGTCCGAGATGTTCGTCACCTTGGCCCCGCCGATGATGCGCCCGTTCAGCTTGATCTCAATGGTCAGCACGCTCTGCCCTCCTCTGTCGTTTGGGTGTTTGCCCGGCCACATCCGGGTTGGGTAGTGGGCCGGTGTCACGGAAGCGCCAGCCAGACCGCCCAGAGAGCCACGACGACCAGCACCCCGGCAAGGCTTACGGCGGCGTAGAGCGCGATGGTCTCCGCCGTCTGGTTGTGGCGCATGGCGCGCTTGACGCGCTCCTCCTCGGCCCACATGGCGTCGAGTTCTTCCTGGGAACGGATTTTCGGGAATCGGCTCATTTCTGGTCCTCCTCGTGGTTTCCTGGGACGTGCAAAGCCCGACGGGCTTCGTCCAAGCGGCTCTTGACGAGCCTCTGCCGGGCCTGCTTCCGAGCGTCCTCGCGCTTCTGCTGTTCGACCCGCTTCGCCAGCTTCCGAGCGCGCCAGCGGCGCTGCTGCCGGGTCAGCTTCGGCGGTTCGGGGGTGTTGGGCGTCTGTTGGGCGGTGGGGCTGGCGCGCTTCATCACGCCATCCCCAGGGCGGTGCGGTAGAGTTCGAGGACGGACATCTCCTCGGCCACGTCATCCGCGTCGCGCTTGCGCTCGGCGATGATCTTGCGAAGGGCCTTCGTGTCGTAGCCTCGGGCCTTGGCCTCGGCCATGACCTCTTTCTGCTGGTCGGCGATGTCCTTCTTCTCGACCTCCAGCCGCTCGAACCGCTCGATGAACTGGCGCAGTTCGGATGCCGTGACGCGATAGGCCGCGTCGCTGTTGTGGCCGGGTCCAGGCTTCTCCTCGCCCAGCATGTCGTCAATGTCACTCATGGGTTATTGCTCCTCTTTCAGTTGACGTTCAGAAGCCGAGAATCGGCAGGATGCGGATGGTGCCTTGGCCGCCCTCCTCGATCACCAGGTAGGGGGGCACGGTCGCATGGCCCGAGGGCACCTCGACCACCTCCAAGGTGTCGTCGCAGGGGCGCTCGTCCACGGGGCAAGCGTTGTTCGGGGTGTGGTTGTATTCCAGCCTCACGTCTCCGACGGGGGTCTCGACCACCATGAAGTTGATTCCGCTGTTCCCGTAGGTTTGCTTGTTGCGGACGACGATGTGGCCGACGGTGTTCGGATCGTCAGACGGGATGAAGGTCGGATTACCCGACGGTGCGGGCGACAGGTGCAGGGCCGTGCCGGGATCGGCGGCGACCGGGGCACCGCAGGAGCCGACGAGGGCCAGAGCCAGGATCGTGGGGCGCATCACAGGAACTCCTGTCCCGAAATGCCGTAGCGGCGGCAAGCCTCGTCAAGGCCGAGGACCAGCAGGTCTTTGCGCTTCATCCACGGCGCGCGGTGGGGCGTGCCCACCATGATGTGTAGCGCCCCGGCGGTGATCCCCTCGTCCTCGCCCCAAGGGGAGATGAGGAGGTCCATCCCCGTGCCTGCGAGAAGAAGATGTGCGTAGTCGGCCAGTTCTTCTTCGTCCTGCCAGTAGATGATCGCCGCGTGAAAAGCCCGCTCGGCCATGTGCGTTCTCCTGATTCTGTGTCGATGCCCAACCCCTACTCTCGGATTCGGGCTATGGTCAACCGCAAAGTGAATTTAACTTTTTCAGCCATTTTTTGATTTTTCATTTTTTGGTTGTTGACTGTCGGGCCAGCAGGCCCTAGTTAGGGGTCAACCGCAACGGAATCAGGAGGACGCACACATGGGGAGCCAACCTACCGGCGACTACCAAGTCACCTTCACGCGCTACGCCAACGGACGCCGCGTGAACTCGATCCAGTTCTTTCGCGCCTACAGCATCTCGGACGCCATGACGCGCGCCGAGATCGCCCGCCGGGCAATGGCCGAGGTGGACAAGGCCCACAGCTACGACATTGCCGCGGTCGAGGTCCGGGACCTCCGGGTCGATCACACCTACGACCAGGACTGGACCTACCCCGCCGCCCCCTGGGACCAGAAAGAGGAGGACGCAGAATGAACACGAACACCGACAAGGCCGCCCGCATCTTCGACGTGATCCAGGAGACCGCGACGCACATCTCCCAGGAGGACGCGCTGTTCCTGGCCGACAAGCTGGCGACGATGGACCTGGCCGAGTTCAACGCTCTCTGGGAGCGCCGGAAGTGGGACTTCCCAGATCACATGGACATCATCGAGGCTCGGGTCATCGCGAAGCTGCTCGACACGATCCTCGCGAACGATTCGCTCTACGTCCGGGTCCATGACGGTGAGGAGTTCGCGACCGCCCCGACGCGCGACCGGGCCATGATCGAGAAGGAAACCTGCGCGACGCAGCCGACGCCGTGACCCACTGGCAGACCAGCATCACCCCGGCGCTCCGGTTCCTGACCGAGATGCAGATGCACGCCCGCGTGCGCTCGGCGGACGCCTGGCGCGAGCGCGAGCAGG